TTTTTTGTTTTATTTGTTTTGTTTTGATTTATTATTTATTTATTTGTTTTATTTTCTTTGATTTTTATTTAATTAATTTAATTAACATCCATTCCATGTCCAAGTAGTTCGTGAATGGGAAGAAGGCATGCTGTAGTCCTCTGGATAGAACGAAGGCTGTTGGAGACGTAGCCTTGATGTTTGAGGAGCATGCTGCTGTCGACGTTGCAAAACAACAGGATCAAAGATAGGCACGCGGTCAGGAAGTCCAGGATCAATTTTCACAATTCGTTGACCATGACGGTATCTGAAGACGTAGTTCGAGTGAGATCCACCAGCATAAAATTGAACTGGATAACGTGCATGTTGAGTCATTGGGTCGAACACACGTCCAGCAATCGGCTGAAAGGATAGCACTTCTGTGCCTCGGTATTTGTTTAAAGTCGTCGTAGCGACCTCGAGCTCCCAGGCTCGGCGACGAGCTTCCTTGCGAAGCTTCTTGTAGTGGGCGCTGATCTTGTAGGTCCATTTGGTGGTCTGATCAGTCAGGCTGAAATCCTTCTTTCCTCCGATGTACAGAGTGGCTCGAGTGGGATTATCAGTCAGGCGCTGCAGCTGGACTGTATCGATGTTCAGCTTCTGCAGCAGGATCGTCTCGCTGATCTCGTCCAGGTCGTCGTTGGCGAAGCACACGTATCTGCCTTGTTTCTTGCAGATGGCCAAGAGTTCTTCACGATCGTAGAATTTAGCGTCGTAGCCCATCTTCCTAGAGAAGTATTCAAGACGCGACCGCCATAGAGCTCTCAGTCTCTTGGATGGGATTTCGTAGATTGCAGCTTGAGCCATCGACGTGAGCCAGACATCAGGAGAGACATTAGACATCTTGTTCACAGGGAAGTATCTCTTTGTCACTAGAGCTTTCTCGATGTCTCGTGAAATGCCGATCTTGCCGTCCTTCTTCAGCCAGGTCATTTTGGAGCAGAAGTCGACGTCCCACCATTCGGAAACCTTGATGGTGTCGATCACCTGACCGAGACCGACGGGCTCGACGGCGTTCTTGTCAGTGGTCGTGAAGCGTCGAACGGCATTGATGAAGGTTTGAGCGTCCTTTTTCTCACACCAGACGGCCACGTCGTCACCAGCGGCTAGCAGTCGGATCTCTACATTGCACTCTGAGGCGATGAATCTGTAGTATGCGATGCTGCGGAGAGTATTGCCCAACGTGGTCTTGGTTGGGTGGCCGCTGAAGGTGGTTCCTTTCACGTTGAACCAACCGAGGTCTTTCTCGGGAACGAAGTTCTTTCTGTGCTGACACTTCTTCCAGTTGCGGTTGAACTGCTTGAGAGCAGAATCACGCAATGTCTCGCCACGCTTGTTCCTAGTTCCAGTGATCTCGTTGTCGAAGTAGTATCCGACGTCTTGCATTTCAAAAAAGATTCGTACTTGATCATGTGTTGCCTGATGAATGATGGCATCAGTCAGGGCTTCAACGTCGATATGGGGTACATATGGAGTCATCTTGTTCAAGAGCTTGACGATGATGTCGCGCAGTTGAGTCCATAGTTCGGTATCGACGGCACGTTGTAGTGCATAATGCTGCGTAGAGTCGTAGCCAGAGCCATCCAAAGAGATGCATACTGGATCCGTAAAGCGGGATGCTTGTTCATAGAACGCAGTGGCATAGGCATTCATGTCCTTGCCATGGCAGAAGGCTGGTTCAACAGCCTTGATCATGTCGATGATGTAGTACTGGATGTAGGTTGTGAGGCCGCAGAGGTTGTCAGAAGGAACCCAAATAAGACGAGGACGGTCAGGGCGTCCGGTCAAGCAGTCATTGTCATCCAAGTCAAAGATTGTAGCATACCAGGCTTCACCAGCTTTCACCATCGCTTTGAAGGAGTAGTCGTAGAGCAGCTTGGGATTATCGAGCTGGTTGTAGATATTCTTGATGTAGCTGCGGGCTTTTTCAGGCTCATATTTGCTGGCCCAAACTTTAGGGTCGATGTAGTGCATTCGTTCTATCACGCCTGAAAGTTCGGCGACTTCGATCATGACGGCGATCCAGTTTTTCGTCCAGGAATGGAATTTCTCGACGACAGGAGGTGACGGCTGGACTGTGGGAGCAAAGTGGCGCATGAAGAAAGCACTGACCAAGTTCAGTCCACTCTTTGGGTCCCATTGGTATTCAAGCGCGGTATCGCCGCCGACATGAGAAGCGTATCCAAGGTCATACATCCATTCAGTCTTGACATAACCCTTGTTGCAGCCGGTGCCAGAGGAGCGTTTGTTGGGCGCAGTCATCCATGATTTGACCGCCTTGACGACCGATTTGTTCTCGATGTAAGCTTGCGAATCGACATCAGAAAGACAAGGGGCTGAAAGCGTCACGCACTTGAGAGGCACAGGTTTAACATAAAAGTATTGGATCTCTTGTGCCTGGAGCTCACCGATGGAGCGATTCTTGGCGTCGTAGTTGCACTGGCCTCTGACAATGTTCTTAGTGGGTTTGATTTGCAGCTTCCTTATGCACTCGTCTTTTGCTCTGTTGCTCTTGTTTCGCCATTCTGGAAGTGATATGGGCGCCTGGTTTTGAGCAGGAGCTTCGAAGACCTTCTGTGAGGCATCGTTGAGCACTTCCGGATCAATTTCAGGTTTTTTGCCGCCGACGAAGGCCATGTTGAGGGTGTGATGATCAATCTGAAGACGTCTAACGTCACCTTTTTGTGTCTGATTGAGCCATCCCCATTCGCGATCGAGGAAGTTCCAAGTGCCGAGCCACCGTTCTTCGAACTGGAACCATCGAGGTGTGCCGCCCATGACGAAGTTGTTGATTTGCTGCCAGAGTGTTGCAATTTCAAACTTGATGTAGTTGACTCGGCCAGGGAAGTAGGAGGCTGCAAGCATGAACATGTCGCGCATCGGTCCTCTCGAATTTTTCAGCGCGTCCTGGAAGTTATCAGCATCGATCTTCAAGATGCGCAGGTCTGGGTCATTGGTGTGTTCTCGCCAGCTGAAACCTGGAATGGTCTTAGAGAAGTAATACCACGCGGGCCATTGAGACTTTGGAGCAGTTTTCAAAGCGAGCTGTTTCTTCACGGAGATGGACAACAATCGAGTATCTTCAGAGATGCGATTCCACGCTTGGAAGCCGAAGTTATAAACTCGCGAAGCGCCGCGAACGAAGATAGAGGGATGAGAGTATTCGGCGGTATTTCCTGTGGTGCGCATGGTTACGAGGCCGTCATTCAAGGCCGTGGTCTCGCTGCCGAACCAATCAGAGGAGCCGGCGATACGAGAAGGTTGGACAATGGCGTCACCGCCGAGTCCAGGAAGTAAGTGTGCGCCCGGGAAGTTCGAAAATTCGATGAATGTTGACCATAATCTTCCGGGGGGGTAGTCATTCCAGTCGACCGTGGACAAATAGTACAGAGAGTCGACTGCAAGGTAGTGTCTACGATGCACAATGCCGTCATATGATTGGTGCGCTTTATTTCCACAACAACCTTCGCCGTTCCAAGATTTCAATGCTTGATAATGGTCTTGTAAGAGGCCCTTGAATACTCGGAAATGAACGGTGGGGAGGCGGTTGTTGGTTAGGAGCTTCTTGCGATGTTCCACAGGACCATTCTGGGTCATGTCTTGCCAGTCGTTGGCTTCAGCGTGGTAGTTCGGGTCGTAATTGTTGCTACCATAAGGGCAATCTGGGCGAATGCAAATCATTCGCAAAGGAGTGCGAGCAAGCGAGTCAATCCATGCGTGGAGCAACTTCTTCAGACTGCTGATGGCGTTCTCTCGGCGTAAATCTCGGATGATCTTGTGCATTTCGATGGTTGCCTGCAAGAGAGCGAGCCAGGCGCAGTCCCTGTCGGTTCTCTCTGTGCCGGCGAATTTATCATCATCAGATGGTGATTCATCTTTGCCGGGTTTCTTAAGCGAACGAAGCTTCCAATAGGTTCCATGATTTGGAAGCTTTTCGATGAGGTCGGAGTCTTTTTCAAGAGGTAGATCATCGATGCTAGAGTCGGCAAGTTGCTTTATGGCTTTGGCGCATTCTTGGAGATCGAAAGTCTTGTCTAGACCGACTTCAGCAGTCAGGTCTTGCCAATGGAGGAATAGGGTCTCAATCACTTTGAATATCGGTCCGGTGTTGATCTTGGGCGTCCACCAAACGGGAATGTTGTGAGGAGTGAGAGTCGTGGCGTGATCTTTGTAGAAGACGTTCATGTTGGTGTAACTCTCTCCTAGAATCTTGAGGGCGTCCGGGACTGATGGCACATCCCAGGATGTGGAGATTTCGGCGATCAAGGAGTTCAGCTGCGGTGCTTGAATGGATAGGGCACTTGACATGTTAGGCACGTAAGAGATGTATTTTGAGCCGATGTCAATAATTTCGAGGGGGCCATCCACTGTCAACTGGCGCTTGATGAATGAAGTCATGTCGTTCAACATTTCCGCAGAGTTGAAATCGCTGATGTCGCGAGGAAGACAATGGCCAGCATGTGAATTTCCCAAAACATCGCCTTGGTTGTAAGCTGGGATGCCGACTTGTTTGAAGATAGCTTGGATGTCGCGAGTGTATTGTACTTGGGGCAGGGCAGTCCATTTGTCTTTCTCCATATCAAAGGTGAGCTTGGGCCGCCATTTGCTCTTGTTCTCATGAGAGACGCTAGGGATAGGGGAGTCGAGGTAGAGAACTTTAAGGTAGGCGGGAGTGAGCTTGCAGCCGGGAATCAAAACGGCTGGATCGAATGGTGCATCCATGGTGTAGAGTCCGGGATATAGGTACTCCCAAAATCCAAAGCAGATCAAGTCTTCTAAGCTAGCAGGGTTCCAGACTCCGGTGGTTCTATTCTTCTCGAGCATCATACGGAAGGTGCGATGAACGTTAGCATCGACGGTCTTAAGGCTAGTGATCTTCTTGCCGTTCAGGTCGTATTGAGCAATACACTGGGAAGTTTCATGGAGGCACTGGGTCTTAGGGTCGTCGAAAGGTTGAATCGGGACGCGCGTGTCGCCGCGTAGAGGCTTGTCTCGGGATTCTTCTGGCCAACAACCAAATTCGAATTGATAAAAGTTGGCGTCGACGCAGGGGCTTCGTTGCCATACGCGCGCGGCGTTCTTTTTCTCAGTCGCGTCAGCCCACACGATTTTCTCACCGTTGCCAGGGCAGAAGAAGTATCCCGTGCATTCTTCCATGTAGGTGATAGTGGGGATAGGCGCGGCAGTGTACAGACAAAAAGGCATCACGGGCTTTTGAACCCGAATCTGGTCGCTCTGGGATTCACTGTCCATGAAAGCAGGCTGTATTGGGCGAGAGCAATGGTCATACTGAAGAAGCGGAGCAGCTGGAGCGTCGAGTTGTTTTCGGAGCTCTTCGATTTTGCCGCCGAAGCGGGCGACGGTCATGGAGCGTTTATCGTTGTGATGGAGTCGGGAGAGAGAGGCCAAGTTTGATTGAGCAAGCAATATCTGCCAGGTGTATGCTGTAAAATTTCCGCCTTCTTCTAGATTCTGTAGGTGAGCAGGGAAAGATTTACGCATAGCAAGCCATACAGTGATGAGGTTGGCAGTGGCGTCATCTGGAACTCCAGGAGTGGCGCGAGCAATGGCGCGGAGGTTTTCGGCAAGGACGTCGACCCAGACATTCTTTATGGTCTTAGTTTGTAGGTTCATTTTCCTGAAAGCGACCACCGGGTGAGGTCGGGAATTGGTGTGGATGGGGATCGTAGTATCCTGAAGATCAAGTTCGCCGCGGTCATTCTCGTCACGAGCTTCTTTCCAGGCTTCGCGTTCGCGTCTTCCAGGTCTCACACGTCGAGCATTGGCACGTCCTTGAGTCTCAAGCGCTTGTTTTGGCCCCCATTCTGACGGTTTCTTCTGCCTCTTGCGACGGTTCTGCTTGATATCGGTGAAGTCCATGAGAGGATGCTCATGAGTGTCAGAACCGCCGTGAAGGGAAGTGATGGCGGCGTTTGCCCATTCGTTACATCGAGAGTAGAACTCGCGGTATTGTCCTTGTGCTTCTGCGAATTTTCGGAGCCTTGTACCAGTCTCGGGGATGACAACATAAGCATGACCAAGCTGCTTCTTAGGCTCGATGTGGAGGAGTATCCACCAGTCGTTCACAGGGCCGCGAGAATTAATGAAGATCTTCTTGCCCCAGAGAGGGTGTTTCTGAATGATTTCTAAGTCAGAGTACGTGTCCGCATACTTCTTGGCGAAAGCGGAAGTCATCGTGTATTCGATGGTGTCATCGACGTATTCCTCAGACACGATGTCGTTAAGTGGCGATTTTTCGGTGCATATCAAGGAGCTGAGAGCAACAATCGCACAGGCGCCGTTAGGCATAGGCAAGAAGCGCAGCTTGCGTGTCTTATCACGGTCGTTGGAGGTAAACTCCAATACATGAGGTAATAATTCTGGTGGCATCGATATCCCGGCTCGATCTCTTTTGAGCCACGGGGCTGCTATGTCTAGCAGCAATGGCGGTAGTGTGGGGAAAGAGGTAAGAGAAGGCCGCAGCCCCTCAAACCATTTCCCCTCCACCGCGGTGGGGAGGGATATGGAATAG